GGCGGCCCCCAAGCCGGTGCAATCATCCGCCGCCTTTCTGGCTGGGTTTGACCGGCGGAAAGTCCGAACCCTGGCGGAAGTCCGTCAGGCTACCGGCCAGCAGGGCCGGAACATCGGTGTTCTGATTCGGCACGGCTATCTGACGAAGAAAGGTGACGGCTATCTTCGAACAGCCAGGACCCTCCAATGAGCGACAGAGTGTCCGGGCCGCCGCCGGAGGATTCCAAGGCGGCCCGGCTACTGGCCAACTGGCGTAACCTGCCGCTGAGTGAATTTGCTGGCCGGCTCTGGTTCCGGGGCTTTCTGGCTGGCCTGACAGTCGGTATCTTAGTTGGCGCCGCCGCCGCCGCGATTGCCATCCGTGCAAACCTTTAGGGCACGGGGATACCGATTCTAGCTGGTGGTTGGATAGATAATCATGCCCACAAAGTAACACCCGTTCGCCAAATCCGTAGCTTTTACAGTCGTATTCGCACTGGCACCCGCAGCCGTTGCACCTTGCAAGGCAAAAACTGTGGCAGTGGAAAAAACGGGAAAGATAGTCACCCAGGTGGTGGCCAGCCCAATCCACTGCACATTCCCACCGGCAAAAAATCCCACCGGGCTGCTGTAACTGAACGGTATCCCGGCCACTGAGATATCACCAGCCAACGTGCCTTTGCTATTCACTTGGATGAGATACCATCCCGTGACATTGCGGCCAGACTTCACATAAAAACCCTGCTGGGCGGTATAGGTCGCACTGCCACCCGATGAGCCCTGCAAACTGGGAGTCCAATTGCCAGAAGAGATCGTGGTACCAGCCAGGGCCGCATCAATTTGATCGTAGAATTCCTGTTTCCAAGCATTATTCACAACCGTTCCGGTGGTGCCGGAGCCATCATCATCCACCATTGCCGTCCGCCCAATCGCCATTGGCTTACCCCTGATCCCTTCTGGCTTGCACGATTAAGTTTTCCAAACTGAAAATTTCCGTTGAAGCCCGCACGGAACGCACCGGCAGCAGGGCCGGCTCAAATTGACTGATGGTCACTTCCTGGATGATGAAACTGCCAGAAAAGTTGGTGGGTGTCGGTAGATTGACTTCTTGCATCCTGCCGGTGCGGGTATTCTGGTCCCGGACGGTATAGGAAACGGTGATGGAGACATGATTCCGCAGGGCCAGGATGGCCTGGCCACGGGCCCGGGCTTCTACGGCCGATATGCGATTGTCACTGTCGTATTGCTCCTGGATTCCGTCCCCGCCCACGTAACTGGCCAGAAGACTCTGGGCCGCCGTGTCATCCACCGTGATAAACAGATCCACTGAATCTCCGGGCTTCAGCTGCCAGACAATTGCCCCGGTGCCGGACGCCGGCACGCCGGTAATCTGTGGGGCCTGGGTAATGGTGGAGTTATAGTTGACGGTGGCGGTAATCGCGCCCACCCCGCTGGCTGGAATTCCCGTCAACGTATTCCCGCTGATCCCTGTGTAGCGGATCACCTGTTCGCCATTGCCAATCACCGCCCAGCCGCCGCCGTTCTGAAACGCTCCGGCGCCGGCCACGATGATGGACGTATTGCCGGCCAGCACGGCCCCCTGGGGCTGACTCAGCCCGGAGCTATCCGAAACAGGAGCATTGGCGCCGAGACTGCCGTCCGCAGTTGTATCGGTATACGTAGTGGTGGTGTTATCCGCCAGGGTGGCCAGGAGTTTCAACTGCGTCTGACCGGCGGCGGTGCGATAGAGTTTCCGCTGGGTGACGGTGGCCGGACCGGCGGGAATCTGCGAAATGCCCACCTGATTGGCCAGAGCGGTGCCAGTCGCGGGTGGCTGGGTGCTGAGCAGACTGGCATCTACCGTGGTGTCAATCCATTGGGTATCCGTATTGTTGTTCACTGAGCCAATGAGCAGCAGCGGCGCCGTGGTATTGGCGGTGGAGCGGTAAATACCCCTGGCCGTGGTGCCTGCCGGCCCGAGTGGTAAGCTGAATTTTGGTTGCCGGTATGGTGTGATGGCGGTATTGGAAGCCGGCGGACTTCCGCCCAACGTGGCATTGGAGTAACTGTCAGTAAAAGTGGTGGCGGTATTGTTATTGAGCGTTTGCAGCAGTTTCAGATTCGGCGTCTGACCCAGTTGCCGGTAGATTCTACGGGCCGTGACTTCCGCCGAGCCAATGGGAATGCCGCTCAGTGGAACGATATTATTCGGATTCCCGCCGCCGATAATCGTGACCGGATTGCTAAGCGGCCCGGCGGTGGTTTCACCGAAGGCATTGACGAAACTTACCGCGTAGTAATACGTCCCGGCATCCATCCCCACCCCGGTGATTGGGTTGCCGGCGTTGGGCCCGAAACTCGGGGGAACGGTCTGAGTGGTATAGGTAGTGGCGGTGGCACTGGGACCGGCCACCGTTTCACCGCTGGCCGTGATATGCGTCATCACATAGGTATGACTGCCTACATCAGGCCCGGTGCCGGCGCCATAACTCACGAGTCCCAGGGCCGTAATCGGCGGTGGAAACAGTCCGACTACCGCCGTGGTTTTCGGCCCGGCCAGCGATTCCCCAGAGCCGGTGACGAAGGTTACAGCGTAATCATGGCTCCCGGCTGTGACTCCGCTTCCGCTCTGGACCGTGGCCACAATCGTGGCCGTGGGGGCGGCCCCTGGGCCTACCAGTGTTCCGCCGCCACCCGCCAGGCGGCCGGTATACGTGATCCGCTGGGGGCCTGACACCACCACCCCGCCGGCATCCTCATACCAGACGGCGGTATCGACGGGGATAATCGTATCCCCGGGCAGCACCGCCGCCATAGCCGTGGCGCCACCGCCTTCAATCAAGGCCCGGGTGGCCATCTGGGACAGGTCCTGACTGAACTCCACCGAGAACAACGTGGTATGCGTCCCAATCAACGGCGCCGGTGCAGTGAGCGAGGATTCCGTCTGGAACAGGTGTAGCGCCTTGGCATAGTCGCAATACCAGTAACCGCCGCCCCGCTTCACCAGCTGACTAAGGGCGCCCGGTAAATCCTGATTGGTGAACGAAATTTCATTCAGGATGGTATTGGTGAAGGCGGTATCGGTCAGGGCCAAGGTATAGCCAGGCGCAAACTGAGTCAGCAAACTCTGGGCAATAAAGCCAATGGTCTGATTCTGATACTTGGCGGTGACAATCCGGCGGTTGAGCCCCCACGTCCAGTCGATACACCGCACCTGAAACATGGGCCGCAGTGGCGAACCGACATAGGTCTGATTGACGGACAGGACTTCCCCGGCAAACAGCCGATCTAAATTGTTGATGGATCCGAATGTCCAGATGACATCCTGGCCAACCGTCGGGGTGAAGCCTTCAGCGGTGAAGCTGGCGGTATTGGCCGCATCGTTCAGGGTATCGGTAATAGTGATATCCCGGACCTTGGCCGTGGAGCCGGACGGCTTGCCACAGCCAACCTGCACTCCACCAATGGAGAGGAACAGTTGCGTGGATGTATAGTTGCTTCGGCTGGCCCCGGAGCGCAGGATGTTACTCAGAGCATACTTATAGGCCTTCTGGCTGCCACTAATCGCCATTGCTACACGCCAGTTGGGAGCCGCCGGCCCTGCATGCGCATATTGCTAATCACCGCCTGGCTCACCGCCTTGGCGATCCGATCCGGATCACCCAGCACGGAGCCGTTGACTGTCACCGCCACCGTGACGGCCCCGGCCCCGCCGCCATTCGGAACAATCGTGCCGGGGCTGCTCGGGATGAACACTTCCGGGCCACGTTCGCCCACAATGGCCGGCTCCCCGGCACCAATGATTCCACCGCTGGCAAACATCCGAACATTCGGCCCCCGGATATTCACATACCCGCCATAGCCGCCGGCCAGGGCCATGGCTTCATTCAGCGAATAACCCTGTGAGAGATACCAGAGCACCATCGGATCGGTGTTCTCCGGCGTCATCTTACTCATATCGATGGAGCCGGTGGCCCCGCCATAGGCCGCCCGTTCCCCAGCTGGTGGCAGAGCGTTCCGCTCCTGCATGGCGGTGGTTTGGGCCTTATAGGCCGTGGTGGCGGTATCAGTGGCCACCGCCTGGGCATACAGCGTATCGGTATATTCCTTGGTAATCAGGGCTTCCTGGGCCGTCTGGCTGATTCCATCTTTCTTGGCCAGGCTCAAATCGTGCATCTTCTGCAGATAGGTATCATAGGCACTGGTGACGGTCTTGATCCCACCGGTGGCGGTAAGTCCGTAGGCTTCATTGAGTTTGGCTTGCGCATCAAATTCGGTCTTGACGGCCGCGTTGACTTCCACAGCCCGTTTCTTTGCGGAGTCAATCAGTTCCTTGTCTACCTTCTTCTGGTTTTCGAACGTAAACCGCTGGAACATTTCCACGGACTTGGTATATTCCTCATAGGCCCGGGCCAGTTCCGTCAACTCTCGCTCTTCCTGTTTGGCGGCTTCTTCCTTCTCCTTCTGAGCCTTGGCGAATTCCCTGTCTGCAGCAAACGCCTGCTCCTGACTGGTGACTTTCAGCTGGTTCTGTTTCACCCAGTCCTTGACACTGTTGTTGTATTTATCCAGGGCGACGCCGGCATCTCCATAGACTTTCGGGCCTTCCTCCACTTTGCCGAACAACAGTTTCATGGCGTCATAGAACTGACTGGCGTGGGTGGCCCCGTCGATGAACTGCACGGTGGCCGGAATGATGGAATCCTTAAATTTGGTCCATGCCGACGCCAGGAAGGACAATCCGCCGATCTGGTCTTCCGTCATCTTGACAACGGCGTCTCCACCTTCCTTCAGGGCACTAAACGTGCCCTGAAGTTCCGATGCACTGCGGCCAAAGAGTTCCGTGGCGTCTTTATCACGGCGGAGCGGATCCTCCACATCTGCCACCGCCTTGGCCAGGGTGAGAAACCGCTGATCCGGCGTCATGGCCCAGATCTGATCCATGCTGTAACCAAGGTCTTCGACTGCCTGCTTGGTGCTATCGCTATCGGTGGCCAGCTTATGTCCAAGATGAACAGCCGCCTGGGCCATCTGATCCAGACTGGAGCCTTGCTGATGTGCTATCGCCCCGAGTGTCTGTAATGTATCGGTGCTGAGATTCGTCTTATCGTGCAGACTTTGCAGTTTATCCCCAGTCGCAATGATAGCTTCCCCGAATTGAAGCACTTTCTCCACGGACATAGCACCCAGGAAGCCACCGATAGCGCTTTCCAGCAGTCCCATGGATTCCCCGGCGGTTTCGGTGGCGGTGGTGACCTGGTTCATGGCGGCGGATCCTTCGCCACCCATGCTGCGGAAATTCTCCGCCGCCTGGCCGATAGCCGCCTGCATATCCTGCATGCTCTTCTGGAGCGCTTCCAGGTTTGCGGCTACTTTAACGACTAAGGATGGGGATTCACCGGCCATGACTTACCCGCCCATCCCGACATCATCAATACCGGCTTGTGTCGCCTGGGCTATCTTGCCGGGATAACTCGGGGCTTCCAGCTTGGCGGAGACCAGCAGGAATGGCCGGGGACTCATATGTCTGGTCCCGAATTCCAGCCAGCGGGGCACCATATCGCGGCCCTGGCGGCTGGCCTTCACCAGATAGCCGTAACCATCCTTGGACGGCACCACGATAATCCCGGCGGCGGTAAGTCCCGTGCGACGGGCCACCCGGCCTAAGGCTTCCTGTTTGATACTCTCCGCCGTGGCCAGGGATACCTTCAGTGTCAGGGCGTTTACGCTTGGCGTTAGTTTGGACAGGGCCACGTCTACCGCCGCATGTTCTAATTCGATGGTGAACTTGGCATCAGCCACGGCGTTGGGCTTCCAGCCGTTCGGCGGCTACTTCGAAGGTTATCAATTTAGCCATCATCATCAGATCCGAGTCCGGGAGCCGGCGTTGGGCTTCGGCGGAATCCGCTGCATCAAATAACGCTTTGGCCCTGGCATAGTGCCGCGCTTCCAGAATTTCTTCCAGCAGCCCCGCCGGCAGCCGTTCCAGTTCGCGCCACGCCACGGATGGGACACAATGGAATTCTTCGCACAGCCGGCTCAGGATATAGGTGAGGGGCTGGGGGCCGTCTCCATCAAGGGCTTCGTGAAGTCTCCGGAGCCGTTTTTTTTGGCGTCTTCGCGTTCCTCCGCTGTCATGAATAGCGCCGGTTTACTGAGTTTCAGAATGGCCCGGGCCATCAGGTCCACCGCTTCATCGTCCAGATCGTCTATCTGCTCTGCCTTCGGTTTATCGCCATTCTGGCTGTAACTCCAAGACACCAGCCCGGCCTTGACAATTGAATAACGGTCAAACCCGAGCAGTGGATCGGCCAGGGCATCCCGGACGCTGGCGTCATTGGCTGCGGTGCCATGCTCCAGGATACGGCGCAAGCTGCCTGCCCATAATCGTGGGCTATGGCCGCCCATGAAGGCCACCAGATGATCCCCTTGCGCTTTCTCCAGTTCACGACCGGTGAGCTTCCGGAACGTGAAGGTATGCGGCGGATCCTGGGGCACCGTGGCGGTGGCCTGAACTTCATGGGCAAAGATGGACACGCTAACTCCAAGCTCCGGAGTTCTGCTGCAGAACGGCTTCAAATTCCGTCAGGCTGCCCACCTTGCCAATCACCGCATACGACATCTGGAAGCCTTCGGATGCCCAGGTTTTCGCGTCCCCGAACATCACCGTTAAGGTGCGAGTAGCGCCCTGCGGATTGGTGTCCGGGGCCTTGAACACGGCATGACTGCCGGTGGTGGGTGTGGTATCCCAGAAACCGGTCAACGTCACCTGTTCAATCTTTGTCATCCCGGTTGGCAATTGCTTTTCAATGGAATCGCAATAGGCCGTGGCCGTCTGCATCCCGGATGTCAGCTTGATTGGGCCCATGGTCAGCACCGCACAGGTAATGGTTTGCGGGGCACCGGATGCATCATCATAGGCGATGGTTATTTCGCTGGAGCCATGTTTACCGGCAGCCATATCAGTCCGTCCTTTCCTTAGTTCCGGTGCAGCATTGCACTGACCGTCACCGTTCCGGTGCCGGTAATATCGCCAGCGATAGCCACATAGCGATTAATCGTGCCAGCGATTGGGATCTGCTGCTGGTTCGGGGCGATAGTCACCGTGGCAAAGGTGCCCGCCGTGGTATAGGTGACATTGTCGGTTGAATGCAGCACCGTGACCACCAGGGATGTGACGCCAGCGTCCATGGCCGCCACGGTCAGATACGCAGTGCCACCCAGGGCGGTGGCCGCGCCGTTGTCCCATGGGGCCGTCTTCGTGTCCCAGTCGGCAGACTTTACCGCGTAGGGTTGCAGGACATTGCCTTCCGCCGCCGGCCCATTCACCTGATAGGCTACGTTGGCCTTTGTCAGCTGGCCCACGGTGCTCACCACGTCATAGCTCACTGTCAGCACGCCCTGAATCGTCAGGGCATAGGCCCCGGGCCCCTGGCCTGCCGGCCCCAGGAGCACCGTATACGGCACGGTGCTTGGCACCTTAAATTTGTCGTGAATGCCCTGGACGGTGGTGTCCCAGAAGGCCCCGGCTTGCGTCAATGTCAGCCTGGACAGTCCCGTCGGGGTTTCGGCTTCAAACAGATCCCCCAGGCCATCGGAGCGTTCCATCTGGCTTGCCAGTTTCCAGGTCACGGCCTTGGGTTTGGCCGTCAGCATGTTGAAGCCGTTAACGACAAAGACTGTCCATTCCGCCGATCCATGCTTGCCGGTGCCTACGCTTGGCATGTGAATTCCTCAAAGTCAAAGCCGCAGTTGGCACACACATCATGCGGATGGCCAAAGCCGGATGATGCTACCCGCCTGGATGGCGATGCCCCGCACCGTGGACAGGTCCGGTCCGCATCCCGTTTCTGGTGCCACGGCATCCCCTGCGGGGTGACCAGGGCATCGGCCGGATCCGGCGGCTTTGCGTCATCATCCTTCATGTCACCGCCACGCCCTTCCACACGCCGCCGAGCCGCACCCAGATTTTGTTCGCGGTGGAATCAAGTACCATCATGCCGTCCGTGGGCACGATGACATCGGCATCGACGGGTGTGCCGGCCTTGACTTTATTCACCACGGAACTACTTACCCAAACATTCCGCCATCGTGCACCAGCAACTCCTAAATCAATCGCGCCTGTCGTATCAGGGATAAAAGCCGCGCCACCCACGCTAACTTGATTGGACACGTTCAACGTGAGCGCATAATCCGCAGTATTGGTGCCGTTACGCCACCGAATCGCTTGATTATTTGGCAACCGCACAGCTCCGCTCTGCGCGGGATTCGTGCCGACCGCGAGGGTGACGGATCCGAGAAGTGAAAAGACATTCGAATTGCACTGCGCGTAGGTTGTGCCGCCCGCGCTGAGATAGGTCACGATGCTGCTATTGATATTGATCGATGTGCCTTGCGTTACCAGTGCCGCCGTGCTCTCTCCGAGGATCACGCTATTCCCGTTGTCTACAACGATAATCTGGTAATCGGCGGTATTGCCAGCATTGCGTGAATAAATCCCCTGATAATTTGCGAGACGTATCGCACCACTCTGCGCGGGATTCGTGCCGACAGCCATAGATATGTTGAACGTTTGCGCTTGGGCGAATGTATTACTGATATCAGTGCGCGCCACGGTG